AGGTCTAATTAAGATAAACAAAAAAGCTTTCGGAGGCTAATTCCGAAAGCCTTGTTTTTCCTACTGGCAGGGGAGACAGGAATCGAACCCGCAGCCCACGGTTTTGGAGTGCGTAGAAGGCCATTTTGTATGGTTGTGTTAATTTGTGAAAGCCTTGATTTAAACGGGTTTTATAAGTTTGGAATTAAGTTACATTAGGTGTTTTTGTGTCCCCAATCGTAAATTGTGTCCCCAATTTGTCACCAAAATATTTTAATATTTTATTTCAATAAAACAGTTATAACCATTGCAGCAACTCCTAAAATAGTTGTAACTGCTATTCCTATAATCCACTTTCTATCTTCTTTTATTTCCTTACGAATCTCGTCTATTTTTTTGTCAACAGAATTAGTAAAATAATCAACCTTTTGATTTATATGAAGAAACTCTTGATGTCTTTGATTATCTCTATCTCTTATTTCTGATAAAGTTTGATTTATCATTTGTGCAATTCTATTTTCTGTATCTCTTAAACTTTGTTTCATTTCTGTAATGTTTTGATCTAATTTATCTAAATATTTTTCTTGCCAATCCATATTTATAACCTCCTTTGATGAAGAAAGCTGTTGATAAGTTTCTTCAAAGAATTTTCCCCCAAAAACTTTTTTGTATTCTTGTTCAATTTTAAGGTATCTTTTTTCAATTTTTTTTATGATTTCTTCCAATACTTTGTTCTCTTCATATCTCTTTTTAAGATCATGTCCAGTTTGCAATTCTCCTACATTAGTACTCTTAAATCCTTCAATTTCTTCATAAGTTCCCTTACTTAGCAATTCCAAACACCTCGCTGAGTAGTTGTTTTGTAGCTTCAAAATCATTACTTAACTTTTCTTCAATTTTTTCGGCAAGAACTTCTAACACAAGATTTTCATCATGGTGAATGTTGATATGTACTCCTAAAGCTGGCTTACCATCCGAAACTTCTATAATGAATAAAGCGTCTTCTTTTTTAAAAGTTAATTTTAAAAAAGTTGCTGGCTGATAAGAAAATGAAGTGGGTCTTATGGTTATATTAAATATATCTTTAACCTCTCTACTCTCTTTGTATGAAAAGTAAAAATTAAATCCATATGCTATTGCATATCTAGTTTTCGCGGCTAACAATGCTTTTTTAAGGGTTTTTTGGAAGTAAGACGGTATATCACCATCAATTGCTTTGGATTGTATTTGGTAACGATTTTCAAATATTGATATATCAAAACCGGAGATTTGATAACTAATTATCCCTGGACTTGTAGGTATTTGATTATCCCAAAATATAGCTGGAGCTTCTTTTGTGAATAAATTTGTTAATTCATTTATTTCTATTGCATGTTTACCAGTATCAGAAAATACTACTACAAGATTTAGACCATCAAGTTTATAGTTCATAAGTTAATCCCCCTTTAAATCTTTCGACCCTTACAATTATATTATAACATTTTGTGAAATAAGTTGAATAAAATTTATTAAATATTAAGTTATTTTTACATCTCTAAAAAGGCAAATCATCTATATCGGCTGTTGGTATTTTCTCTAATTCTTCTTTAGCTTCTTGCCATGGCTGTAATAGCCCATTTCTAAAAAATGTTGTTTCTGAACCACAATAAGGACAATATCTTGCATTACCTGGGACTATTTTTCCACATGCAGGTTTAATTATTTCACCTGTGAAATTATTAAATTCATCATAGTCATGAGTACACTTATTTACTAAATACGTACCGCAGATGATACAATATTGTTCATCTGGATCTTCTCCTATCTCTTCATTCCCGCATACAGGGCATATAACAGCTCGGCCATTCTTATCAAGTTCATATCCATCATTATATATCATATTACCACTTCCCCTTTCTAATTTTGCCCCACATATAGGACAATAACCATAATCAAGTAATTTAGTATCATATCCACATGTAGGACAATGCTTTTTTGATAAAAAATCATTGAAGTATTCTAATATTAGTAAATCTTTTTTATCTATCTTTTTATTTAAACTCCATTTTTTATAATCCTCAAATCTGTATGAAGCGGCTTCCTGTGATATTCCACAAATACTTGCAATATCGGTACTGTTTTTTATCCTTAATTTGTATAATATAAGTGGGTAAGCAAGCAACAATGATGCAAAGTAGTTTGCCTCCCTCTCCATCCAATTATATTCTTTATCTGTTAGGGTATTTCTAAAAATTTTGGTTTTGTTTGTAATAGTATGATGTTTTAATAGTATATGTCCTAGTTCATGAGCCAAGGTCCATCTTTGTCTTTCGGGGGTTTTAATATAAATAAACTTAAACTTTATGTCATTATAATAAACGATATACCTATTAGTTTTAGGATCATAAATCGTACATCCTTCATCAGTATTTAAATACGTATAAACCTCATAAAGAGAAATATTATACTTTTTCATGAATTTACTAAATGGAACAATTCTAGCATTAGGAATTTTGCGGAAAAGTTTTTTAACATCAATTGGGTAAGAATCTATTTTAAATTTAATATATAGATCAGAAACAATATTTTTTATATAACCAAGCCTTGGAGAGTTATATTTGATTCTATTCATTTTCATCTTCTTCTTCATCTTCGTTGAAGAAATCTTCAAATGAAGCTTTTAAAATTTTCATCATTCTTTCTCGATCTTTAGGTGACATTTTTTGTCGTGCTCTCTCAATTATTCTTAGATCTGGATCATCTTTTACTGCTTCGGTGATTTCGTCAGCAGGGTTGCGTATGTCGGAAACTCCCATTAACCAATCAAGAGATACATTGAAGTATTCTGCAATTTTCTTTTTCAGTTCATCATCCGGTGTACTTTTGTTACTTTCATACATAGAAACTGTCGACTTAACTATACCAAATATCTTTCCAAACTCTTCTTGCGTTAAGTTATTTTCTAAACGCAATTGTTTTATCCTATCACCTATAGTAGCCATTCTTGATACCCCCATATATAAGTTCATGAATCTTAAACTTATTATAACATTTAAAACATTTATAAAAAATATTGTTCATGAAATTTTAACTTTTTAACAAAAAACTATTGACAAGTTCATGATACTTGAACTATAATAGAGATGAAGTTGTTGATGCTTGAACGAAAGGAGGCAACAAATTAAGATGCAGATAACTGAGAAATTAAAGAAATTACGAAAAGATAAAAAAATTACCCAAAAAGAAATGGCAAAATTTTTAGGATATAAAAATAAAAGTGGGTATTGTCAACTAGAGAATGGTAAAGTAAGGATGACTTTAGATAAAGCTAAAAAAATAAGCGAAATTTTAAATGTTGATATTAAAGAAATTTTTTTTGATGATGAAGTTCAAGTATCTCGAACAAAACACAAAGACACAGAGACTGCATGAGGAGGTGAGAGAGATGGATAATCTTCAAGAACAAGCAAGCGTAGAAAGAGTAACAATGTCAGCAAAGGAGGCAGCAGCATATTTAGGAATAAGCTATTGGCTCATTCTTGAAATGGCTAAAAGGCACGAGATACCTTACATTGCTTGTGGTAGTCGTAAACTTTTCAGAAAAGAGGCGCTTGATAAATGGATGGAAGAACAGGAGAAGAAAATTTTAGAAAAACCTAAAGAGTACATTAGGAAGATTTATTAAAAAGGAGGTACAATCGCATGAACATGAGTTGGACTGGCAATAAAGAGAGGGAAAATCAAGGAGGAGGTGTAAATATGACAATACGTATTGCACAAATACTATATCGTTTAGGCTTTTGTGTCACATATGACGCAGACAAACATAAAATCATCATAAAAAGAGACAAATAAAAAAGTGCCTGAAAAGGCACAAAGAAAATATCCCAAATTGAGTATAGCACAAAAACGTGCTGTACTCAAGAGGAAAAGGAGGTAAAGAAAATGGTGACAGCAAGTATATATTTGTACGACAGCGATGAGTTTAGAGTATACATTGATAAGTTTGCGGATGAATTCATATTAACAATAAAAACTCCAGATGGAACATTAAACTTCATAACAACAGATTTAACAAAATTGGAAGAATTAATAAGAAAAACGCTGATGGTAGTAAAGTACAACCAATTACTACTAGAAAGGGAGGAGATAGTATGATTACACATTATAACGTAACAGAATACTGGCTAACTAGTGGACATGAACCTCAGAGAAAATCAAAAATACTAGGCAAATGTAAATATTGTGGTGAGGAAATATATAATGACTCTGAATATGTTGAATACGAAGGTAATCTTTACTGTGACACCTACTGCCTTGCAAAAGGCATAGGTGCAAAAATAGTGTGGTGAATGATAGATGAATACACATAGATATTATCAAATCGGGGATAAATTATATATATCCGTGACAACAGCATTAAGCATTATACGAAGCAAAGAATTAGAATACTGGAGGGGTGAACTAGGAAATGAAGAAGCAGACAAAATAAGAGATGAAGCAGCAGAGCTAGGAACTACCATTCATGATATTTGTGAACTTTATGATAGGCACAAAGAAATATTTCTTTCCGAAAATGAAAACATAAAACAGATGTTTGAGGCGTACAGGCAGTGGGTAGACAGCATGGTAAAAGAATGGGTAAAAATCGAAGAAATTGTGAACTGCGACCACTACCTATACGCTGGCCGATTAGATAGGCTAGCAATTCTTAAGGGAGATAGGACAAAAACAACTGTAATAGATTTAAAAACCTCAGGAATTGTTACAAAAGCAATGGGACTTCAATTAGCTGCATACCAACATGCTCTTGAAGATGCAGGTATAAAACCCAAAAGAAGAATTATAGTCCACATAAGCAAAAAAGTTCCGGGCATAATCAGGGTACATGAATTCCCTGATTATGCCACCGATTTCCGAATGTTTTTGTACGCTTTAGAATTGTTTAAATATTTTGAAGGGGGTAAAAAAGATGTCAATATCGTTAGAGTTAATGACTGAAGATGAAATCCATAAATTATCCCATGAAGCAAATTACATAGAATTACAAGCACAAATGATTGTAGTAAAAGACGAAAAAACGTTAAAAGAAGCTACAGAATTTTTAGGGAAAGTAGCAAAAGCAAAAAAACAATTAGAAGAAAGGCGACAGTTTTTTGTAAAGCCTTTAAATGAGCAAATTAGAAAGATTAACGAATTTTTCAAGGTAAGAATAATGACATTAGAAAATGCTGAAAACATTGTCAAAAATGAAATTTTAAAGTACAGAGAAGAAGTTGAGAAAGCTAGGAAACAACAAGAAGAACTACTGAAAAAACAATATGAAAAAGAATTGAAAAAAGCACAAAAGAAAGGACTCCCTTTGCCTCCACCAATGCCACAAATAACATTACAGCAGCAAGAAAAAACTGTAGAAACAGATTCGGCACAGGTTACAGCAAGGCTTGTATGGGACTTTGAAATAGTAGATGAATCAAAAATACCCCGTGAATATTTGATGGTAAATGAAAAAGCTATTAGGGCTGCAATAAAAGCAGGTGTGAGGGACATACCGGGTGTCCGAATATTCCAAAAAGAAGAATTAGCGGTAAAAACCAAGTAAAGGAGGAGAGGGAAAATGGAAAAGGATTTGGTTAAATATGAAGAGACCAAAACAGTAACAGTAGATATTACTTCATCTTTTGAGGAAATGGCTACAAAATTGGTCGATATGAAAAAGACATTAACTCTAGTACAAAGATTTTTTAAAGAAGTAATGGTCGAAGGGCAAGATTATGGGATTATACCGGGGACAGAACGTCCCACATTATTAAAAGCAGGAGCAGAAAAGCTTTGTGAACTATATGGATATGCTCCTGTCATAAAAGAAATCAATGAAGAAAAAAATACGGAAACAGGTTTTTATAGAGCACGAGTGGTAATTGCTCTCATACACAGAAAAAGTAAAGTAGTAGTCGCTGAAGGAGTCGGTGAAGCAAACACAATGGAAAATAGATATAGATGGAGATGGGTCCCCGAATGGAAATTACCGGAAGGTACAGATACAAGCAAACTGCAATACGAAATAAAAGCAGACAAAAAAGGCAAAAAAATTAAATTCTATAAGCTTGAAAACACGGACCCGTGGACATTATGGAACACCGTGTTAAAAATGGCAAAAAAGAGAGCACTTATAGACGCTACACTATCAGCCACAAGGTCCTCAGGTATATTCACTCAAGATGTCGAAGATTTAGCTGAGTGGGTTGAAAACGCAGAAGTTGTTGATGCCTTATATACAGTTGAACCTGAACCTTCAGTACAAAAAGAAACAAAAGAAGAAAAATCCAAAGCAAAAACTGATGAGAAGATTTCTATAGCACAAGCAAAACGAATGTTTGCTTTAGCAAATGATGAAACAATTGTTCGCCAAGTCTTGAATGAATATGGTTATGAGCATAGTAAAGATGTCTTAAAAAAAGACTATGATGAAATATGCAAAAGAATAGAAGAGCTAAAGAAAGAAAAGGAAGCTGAAAAAGCAAAACAAAAACCAGAAGAACAACAAGAATTAGGAGAAGAGATTGAAAAAGAAACCGAAGAGGAAACAGATAAAGAGGTAGAAATAGACTTAGAATCCATAAAACTACCGTGGGAGGAAGAAGAAGATGGCAATTGAGATTATTAAACGCAGGGTAGAATCAGAAAAAGAAAAAATAAGCAATGAAAATTCAGATATTCAAAGCGACGGCAGGCTTGTAATAAGATACATTCCAAGAAACGCACACGATTCAGAAAAACTAATAGTCTTCGGTGCATTAGAAACTTATGAATTAATAAGGTTTATCGCAAAATTAGACAGGCTACATGAAAGGCTAGATAGAACTGTTTGATACAAAAAATTAATGGAGACAGACTTTATGGATTATGGTAAATACGAGGCGGATTAATTCCGCCTCCCTTAAACACTTCCCCAATTATACACACGCAAGGGGGAAATAAAATGCATGATGGTTGGATAAAGCTATATAGAAAGCTACTTGAAAGTCCTATTTTTGACAACCCCGATTTACTTAAAGTATGGATATGGTGTCTTTTGAAAGCTTCCCATGTTGACCACACACAAGTAATAGGACTTCAAGAAATCCATTTAAAAAGTGGACAATTTGTATTTGGACGAAAAAAAGCTGCAATCGAATTAAACATGTCAGAAGCAAAGGTTTATAGATTGATTAAGAAACTAGAATTGTTAGGCAACCTAAACATCAAGTCGAACAACAAATTTTCCGTTATAACCATTGTAAATTGGGACTTTTATCAGAATGACCAGTTACAAAGTGAACAGCAAACTGAGCAGCAAAATGAACAACAAATGAACAGCAAAGTGAACAACAAACGAACAACAAATGAACAACAAATGAACACAAACAAGAATGGTAAGAATGGAAAGAATGGTAAGAATGATATTAATAATATACTCTCTTCTTACGAAGAGAGTATGTCGACACAGAGTGTCGACGACCACATTCCCTATCAGGAAATAGTCGAACTTTACAATTCTACTGTTACCCTTCTGCCAAAAGTAAAATCCCTGAATGATAGAAGAAGAAGGCATATAAAAGTTGCATGGAATAAGTTTAAGAGTATAGAGCCTTTTAGAGAAGTATTTGAAAAGGCAGAGAAAAGCGATTTTCTTTCCGGGCGGAGTGGGAAATGGTTGGGCTGCAATTTTGATTGGCTTGTGAACTATAACAACATGATAAAAGTTCTCGAAGGCACGTACGACAATGACAGGCGGTTTAGGGCTAAAATGGTTGATTATGAGCAGGCGAAACAGAGCGAAAGGGGCTGGTAGCAAGGTGGAGGAATATTTCAAATACATCCTGCTTCAGATTGAACAGAATGAAAAAGAAGCACGGAAACAATTGTTTGAGAAGGAGAGAAAAAAGATTGAGGAGATTCTTAAAAGAAGCGGGTTAGGGAGGAGATTTTTGAAACGTACGTTTGATAATTTTATAGAACACTCACAGACGGCAAAAGTAGCAAAAGTAAAAGCTATGCGATTTGTCGAGGATTTTCCAAATACAAAAGGATTGATATTAATTGGACCCGTTGGAGCAGGCAAAACACATTTAGCAGCAGCTATTGCGAATGCACTTGTACAGAAGTTTTATACTGTCATATTCAAGAATGCAGCCGATATTGTTTCTCTAGCAAAAGAAGCATATCAACAGAACAAATCAGTTCTAGAAATTATTGATACTCTCACTTCACCTGACCTTCTTATAATCGATGATTTGGGGAAAGAGAAATTTTCCGAATATGCAAGCTCACTACTTTACCAGATAATTAATCGCATATACGAAGATGAAAAATTGATTGTTATTACAACCAATTACAGCAGTCAACAGCTTGTAGAACTGCTTGGGGATAGGGGAGAAGCAATAGTATCACGATTGACTGAAATATGTGAGCCTATAGTAATGAATTTACCTGACTGGAGGGTTATGTATGGAAAGTTTGGAGGGGTTAATAAAGAGACCGACGGGAAAAAAGACAGAGGATGAAGTAGTAAAAGTGCCAAACTGCTTTATTTGTATGGATAAAGGATTTATCCTGTATCAAGAACTTGTAGAATGGTACACTGCTGAAAAAGTGGCGAGATGTACGTGTGAAAAAGGAAATGAATATAGATACGAAGGGCAAGAATGCACAAAAAACAAAAGCAACTATAGAATACCGGTCATAACAGAAATAATGGACCCGGTTGAAATTGCACAAAGCAATTATGCCAAATGGTATGAGAGAAATAAAAACAAGAAAGGATTTCAAGAGGCTTTAGAAGAGATTAAAATGAGAAAGGGGTGAAGGTGATGAGCATAAAAGTATTTGAGAAGATACTATTAGTTCAGTTAATTCAACCTGACAGGATAGAGGATAGAGAACAGTACAGAGAAAGACTTATTGACGAAATTATGGCAGGTACAATAAGAATTACTTATCCGGACGGCACAATAGAGGAACAGGAACCATGTCCCTTGTTTTTATAGGTCATGATAGAGTTTTTGATGAGATATGTGTTGAAATCGGAGGATGTGATGAAAATGATATTAAAAGTTGCTGGAAAAGATATTTTGATTTAGAGGTGTAAACATGTCAGGTCGCAGACGGATGAAAGAATATATAATTTTCGAGTGTAAAAACTGCGGTGCAAAATACATAGCTGAAGTCCCAAAAGTTTTCAGGCCATATGAAATAACTCACATGGTTTGTCCTCGGTGTGGTGCGGAATTTATGAGTTTTAGTTTTAAGTTAGAGGAGGAGATAAAGCATGTCTTACAAAGGCTTAATTGAAGAAACGATAAAGAGAATACGACTGAGAAAAGAAAATTACAGGAGGGATTGAAATGACAATAAATGAACTTTGTAGAAAAGCTCATGATATAGCGGTCCAACATGGCTGGTGGGATGAAGAAAGAAGCTTTGCAGAACAAATTGCACTTATGCACAGTGAATTATCCGAAGCATTAGAAGAAGCAAGAAATGGACACGGTATGACAGAAGTTTACCTAGAAAATGATGAGAAACCAGCAGGCATTCCAATTGAATTGGCAGACTGTATAATTCGTATTTGTGATACCTGTGGTAAATATGGAATAGATTTAGAAAAAGCCATTGAAATAAAGATGTCGTATAACAAAAACAGGCCATATAAGCATGGGAAAGAATTTTAAATGAGTGAGGAAGGATACGAATGGCAAGTGGCGGAATTTTAGGAACATGCCTTGTATGCGAGGAGTTTGTGTGGGAAGATGAGGATTGGGAAGTAGCAGGGAATTTTATAGTTCATTCAAAATGTTTGTTCCCATCGAGGCCTGATTTTGGAATCAAAAAGGCTAACTGGAGGCTGAAAGTGTCAAGTGATATTAGGAGAGAAACAAATAAGAATTAAAGGCGGTGAAATGATGTATAAAATTGTGGTACCCGGCCGACCAGTGCCAGCAGCAAGGATGACACAAAAAAATAAATGGGTATCGGTACGAGCTCAAAAAAGCCTGGCATATCAACAAACTATTGCTTGGTACGCCAAGGCAGCTCAAATACCAGTTTTGGAAGGTTTGCTCTCACTAACAGTTAAAATATATGTTTTTGGTAAAAAGCATGGAGATTTAAGCAACTACATAAAAGCAGTAGAGGACGGACTCCAGTATGCGGGAGTTATTCCTAACGATAAGCAGATAGTTCGGTATGGAGAAGGGACAGGCATATATTATGTGGATGACAAAGGAAAAGAGAAAATGGAAATTGAAATAGAGGAGGTATCGTGATGAGCCCTGAGGTGTTGCAATATTGCTCAAGGGCAATTGTGAGATATATGAGCGGTGACATGGCATTATTCAACTTCTATGTTAGACGGGCAATGAAAATATATGAGAAGGAAGCCAGGCTGCATGTACCGATTGCGGAGCTGGTGAGTAAAGAAACCTTAGACAGGTTAAGGCAAATAAATTAGTGGAGTGATGAATTTGATTAAATATTTGAAGTGCACTTATAAAATTGTGAGAGAAAAACTATATAACTACCCTGTTTTAAAAAAAGAAATAGAGGAACAGCTAAAAGATTTAGAATATACGCAAGCAGTATTTGCCAAAATATCTACTACACAGGGGCATTACTCAGACCCTACTGCGAGAGCTGTATTATCGAAGGAAAAAATACTTCAAAGTAAAAATTATAAATGGGTTGAAACTATAGATACCGTTATAGAAATTTTAAAAAAAGAACATCGTGGAAAATATAATCTGCTTATATTAAAGTATTTTCAGAATGTGAGAACAAATGAAGCGATAAATGAACTTAAGATAGATATAGACACGTTTAGAAAATGGGATAATGATATAATTGACTTAGTTTTATTGATTGCCGTACAAAAACATCTTATCAATGTTGTGGAATAATTTTCCTTAACAATTTTTTAACAATTAGCCTCATATTGAAATTTGACAGAAATATGTTATCATGACTATAGTGATTAATTGCGTTTAATAAACTTCAGCCCGGTCACCCCCGCCGGGCTTGAGATTTTTTTGTGAGAAATTTTAGCAGGGGAATTTATGTTAGTGTAGAATATATTTATAAAAATATTTTTAAGAATGAGGGTATTAAAATGGATTTTAGCCAATTTTATGGTCATCTCTAATTATACTAAGTATGTTATAAAAGAAAAATGGTTGGATAGCAATGGTAATTTAATTTTAATTTGTGATGAAGAATAAATCAACTATTTTTTGGATAAAAAGGGCTCTAACAGAGCTCTTTTTACATGCGTTGAGGTGGTGAGGTGATGTGGCGAGATATAATTGGGAAGAATTGAAACAAAAATTTTTGCTAGGTGATTATAAAAGCCTTAAGGAATTTGCAGAACGTGAGGGCCTTAATTATAAATCCAGTTATTTTTTTAAACGTGTAAAAGGATGGATTGAGGAAAAAGAAGTAAAAGAGAAGCAAAAGAGAAGTAGAATCATAGAAAAGGTTACAGAAAAGCAAATTGAACAAGAAGTTGACTACAATACAACTCACCTCAAGCTTTGGGGTGAGTTTTTGAATATATTGCAAGAGGCTTTAGCCGACAAGGAAAATCTTCTGAACAAACAAGGTAGAATTAGTGCCTATATTCTTGAAAAATTTGCGAATGTGATGGAAAAGGCGCAAAAAGGGCAGAGGCTTGCTTTGGGGTTAGATAATCAAACTGAGACAAGCAACGAGAGCTTGAAGGAATTAGTCAGGGCAATCAGGGAAAGTGCTGCTGAAGAGAGTGAACTTCAATGAGCTTTGAATGGGGTAAGTTTAGCAAGAAAGCATTGAAATCTATTCGAGAGAGCAATGCACGCATTAACATTTGGGAAGGGTCAGTTAGAAGCGGTAAGACAATAAGCAGTATTGTAAGGTGGCTTGATTATATCGAGACAGGTCCTAAAGGCGACTTGCTAATGTGTGGCAAAACAGAGAGAACGCTAAAAAGAAACATTCTTGATGTTATTGAGAGTATAGTTGGGAGTAAAAACTATAAGTTGAATCAAGGTCAAGGTGAGGTTTATATTTTTGGTAGGCGCATTTACATTGTTGGTGCAAATGATGAGAGAGCTGAAGGGAAAATAAGAGGTTTAACATTGGCTGGTGCATATTGCGATGAGATTACACTTTATCCAGAAAGTTTTTGGACAATGCTTCTGTCAAGACTGTCAGTTAAGGGGGCAAAACTTTTTGGCACAACAAACCCTGATAGTCCATATCACTGGCTAAAGGTTAATTACATTGATAGAGCAAATGAACTTGACATCAAGGTTTTTAGTTTTAGGCTTGAAGATAATCCTAACCTTGACCCTAACTACATTGAACAGCTCAAAAAGGAATACACAGGACTTTGGAAGAAGCGCTACATAGACGGATTATGGGTAATGGCAGAAGGTGTTGTTTATGACATGTTTGACGAGAGAAAGCATGTTATAAGCGAGATGCCAGAATGCGAAAGATATTGGGTTGCAGTTGACTATGGAACAAACAATCCAACAGTATTTTTACTGCAAGGACAGAAAGGCAATGTATATTACACGCTTAAAGAGTATTACTATGACAGCACAAAAACAGGAAGACAAAAAACAGATGTTGAGTATGCAAAAGACTTAAAAGAATTCATAGGAGACAAAAAAGTAACTGCAATAATTGTTGACCCGTCGGCAGCGAGCTTTATCGCACAGCTGCGAAAGAACGGGTTTTTTAATGTCAAGAAAGCAGATAATGAGGTCCTTGATGGTATTAGGCATGTATCAACGCTGCTAAGCAACAATAGATATTTCGTCCATGAGAGTTGCAAAAATTTGATAAAAGAAAAAGCTTCTTATGTTTGGGATATGAAGGCACAACAGAAAGGTGAAGATAAGCCACTCAAACAAAATGACCATGCAAGTGATGCCGAACGTTATGGTTTATATACAATGAGGCATAGTATGAAGGTTATAGATAAGCCAGTGGGTTGGTAATTAGGCGAAAGTTTAGTTTCGTATAATAAGGCGGTGATATGATGATAACCGACTTGAGTTATTTTAATATTGGGCAGAAGTGGCCTCCAGACAGTGAAATGGAAAGATTACAACGATATGACCAAAATAGGAAGCTCTTTGAAGGCAGACATGAACTTGTATTTAAAGATTGGATAAGATTACTCAGAGATGACAAAAAAGCAACACTTGAAATTATTTTAAATTGGCCAAGACGTTTATCAACATTGTGGGCTGACCTACTTCTTGGAGAACCACCTAGAATAACAGCAGGAGAAACAGGAAGTAAAGAGCAGGAACAGTTAGACAAAATTATCAAAAGCAATAACTTTTTAAACACAGCTTACGAAGTAGCAATAGATTTGAGCAGATATGGCGATGGCATATTTAAAACGAGATATGATAAAAGAGCAATTATAGAAGCAGTTCCACCATCGCTTTGGTTTCCTGTTGTGACTGCAGACAACATAAAAGATGTGCAAGCTCACATCATAGCTTGGACATTCGAAGTGCCGACGCCGACGTTGCTAAGCAAGGACAAAAAGACCACTTATCTTAGACTTGAAATACACGAAAGAGGTAAAATCACAAATAGACTTTTTGAATTGAAAGATGGAACCATAAAAAACGAAATTGATATAAAAACTTTTTACCCGGATTTAGAACCGGAAATATATACGGGAATTGATGATTTCTTAGTGGTACCCGTCCATAATATGCAGACAAGCGACAGAATATACGGACTTGATGATTACAGCGACCTTGATAGTATTATTCAAGAGATTGAAATTAGAATTGCACAAATTAGCCGAATCCTTGACAAGCACGCAGACCCTAATATGTATGGACCTGCTGCAGCACTTGAACAAAACGAGCTTGGTGAGTGGGTTGTCAGAGGAGGAGGAAAATATTTTCCTGTAGAACAAGGCGAACAACCACCGGGTTATGTGGTGTGGGATGGGAAGCTTGATGCTGCATTTAGAGAAATAGACCTGCTAATGGAGCAATTTTATGCGCTATCAGAGACATCAGCAGCAGCTTTTGGGCAACTTAAACAGGGTTTAGCAGAAAGCGGAAGTGCATTGAGAAGGTTAATGATGGCACCTTTAGCAAAAGTAAACCGAATACGCATGAGGTTTGACCCTGCTATAAAGAAAGTTTTATGGCTTGCAAGCAAATTAGAGGCTTTATATGGCAATGGAATAGAACTAGAGACAATTAATATAGCTTGGAACGATGGATTACCAGATGACGAAAAAGAGCAGGCAGAAATCTATTCAATGCTTGTTCAAAACGGGCTTATTAGCAGAGAAACAGCTTTAAAGCATTTATTTGAATTTGATGCAGAGACTTTAAAACAAGAATTAGCAAAGATAGCAGTTGAAACAGCACAGGAAACACCGGCACTATTTACAACAACATTACAAACACAACAGAATCAGCAACAACAAAGTGAGTGATATAAATGCCTAACTTTGATGAAGAAAAACTAATACAAAGCCTTGTCGAACTTTATCGGCAGGGCTTTTTGAATGTGCTCAAGGTCATATTGGAAAAAGAAGCAAAGAAGCAGAATACAGTGTATTTCAAAGACATATTGAAGCAGATTATTGAGATTTTAGAGCAGTTGGACCAAAACGCTGCAAAGTGGATTGAGGAAAATGTACCAAAAATATATCAGAAAAATTATGTTGAAGTAATGGCATTTATTAAACAATTAAAAGGTGAGGCAATACAAAATCCGAGTTTTAGTCAAATACATCAGAGAGCTATAGATGTATTAGCGCAAAACCTTTATGACAATCTTAGAGATGCAACTCAATTTGTGGGGCGTAAATTTGATGATTATTTTAGAAAAGCAAGTTTAGAAGCAGCAGGCAGGAAATATGTTAGCGGTGAGACATGGCAGCAAATGAAAAAGAATTTGATGGAGGACTTGCTTAGTAAAGGGCTAACAGGATTTAAAGACAGGTTAGGCAGAGAATGGCGACTTGATAGTTATGCCGAAATGGTTGCAAGGACACTAACGAGAGAAGCAGCAACAGTTGCGACAATTAATGCCTGCCAGGAATTCGATATTGATTTGGTGAAAATTTCTACACACTATCCGACATGTCATTTATGTGCTCCAATTCAAGGCAAAGTATACAGCCTTTCAGGCAAAGATAAGAGATATCCGAAATATGGGGAAGATGGCGTAGTTATTCCCCGTCATCCGAACTGTAGACATGTATTAATGCCATATGTGCGAGAACTTGACCCTAATGCTGAAGAAACAGAAAAGTATAGTAATACATCATTAACCGAGGATCCGAGAAGCGAAAAAGAGAAGCAGGACTACAAAGAAATGCGTGATAAGGTAACAATACAGACTATCAGGCGAAGAGCAAGGGAAGTGCTTTACAATGAGCAAGCTCCATTGATAGAACGGCTAAAAGCTGCTGGAAAATTGAAAAAGAGCTATGAAAAAGTAGGTGACAAGATAAACAATATCGATAAACATTATTTGAATGAGTTGGATAAATACCTTGCAAATTTGAATATAAACAACATAGTGAAAATTGACGATGAACGTGGTATAATTACTATTAAAGGTACCGCAAACAAAAGCACAAAAGCTTTTCCTAATGCAGTTATAGACTTAATTAATCCCAAATTGAATAAAATAATTCAGAGGAGATTTTACGATGAAAAAGGAAATGCGGAAATAGATATTGACCTTACAGACCATAATAAGCCATGGGCACATGATGTACCACATGTACATGAATGGATTGATGGCAAACGGTCGAAAAAATGGCGTAAGCCTACAGAACAGGAAAAAGAGTTTATAAAGGATATATGGGATGGTGATGATGTATGATGCCTTATGATAAATACAAAAATCTTAAAGAATTTATAACTGATATAGACGATGTTGGAGAGATAATATTCCAATATAACGGGGAAGAATATTCTTTGGATTATGATGGCGAGAAAATAAACATCGCAGAAAGTTTTAAACAAGAGACGGAGCAAACATTTAACGGAATTGATGACTTTATTAATAATTTCAAACTGGACGGAAAGCCGATTAAGGATATTGTAACTGAGCTTGAGGTAATAGCTCATTAGTAACCGTCAAGAGTAACCGCCAAGGCACGATATGCCAGGGCGGTATTTTTATGCCTTCTTACAAGGAGGTGAGTACCAAGTGGCTGAGAAGGTGTCTAATAAGCAATGGAGCAATTTTAGTGAAAGTGACTATGATAAAGAACAATGGTGGAATGCTTGTTTGATACATCTTGTGCCGAAAAGCGAATATACAAGTAAGGAGCAGTGTAAACTGCCAGTCCGTGAACCTGATGGTACTTTAAACAGAAATGGCATTCATGCAGCAGCTGCAGCTTTGGCTGGAGCTCGTGGAGGCGTAGATGCACCAATGGAAGAAAAACGCAAAGCAGCTAAAAAGCTTGTGAGTTTATACCGCAATATGCTTGATGAAGAGCCACCTGAGAGCATACTCAAACTTGCAGGCATGAAGCCAAAACAAAATAGCTGATAAGCACTCAATCAAGAGTGCTTTTATTTTTGCATAAAAACTTACGCTGACAGCGAGCGGTTAATCGCTGGAATAAAAGGAGGTAAAGATAATGGTTGATGATATGAATAAAACAATACAAGGCAATCCTGCTGACGCTGGGCAGGGCGCTCATGATACTAATCAAACAGCGGATAATGTTACTCAGCAGCAAAAAACTTTTACGCAGGAAGAGCTTGAAAAAATCATTGCAGAGAGGCTTAAAAGAGAAAGAGAAAAATACAAGGATTATGAGCAGTTTAAAAAGGCTGCTGAGGAATTACAAAAGATAAAGGAGTCTCAAATGACAGAACAGGAGAAACTGCAAGCTAAATTAGCTGAATATGAAAGACAGCTCTTAGAAAAAGAAAGAGAAGCTGCAGAGGCTAGGCTTGAAGCAACAAAATTGAGAATTTTAGACGAAATGGGACTCCCTAAATCTTGGGCAAATCGCATTTTTGGAACAACAGAAGAAGAAATAAGACAAGATGTAGAAGAACTAAAAAAGCTTCTTAATATCCAGCCTAGCAAAATAGGCAGTGGGACAAATCCCTCGCAAAAGAATAATTTTGATGAAATTAAAACTTTAGATGATGCTTTGAGATTATATTACAAGAAATAGGAGGTTGAATTAGTATGGCATTGACATTAGCGCAAGCGAAAGTTGGAATGGCTGATAAAGTAGACCAAATGGTAATTGACGAATTTAGAAGAAGCTCTTTATTATTAGACCAGATGATTTTTGATGACGCCGTGAGCCCTGGAACTGGTGGTAGCACACTTACTTATGGATATATGAGACTTAAAACACCTGCAAAAGCTGGATTTAGAGCAATAAACACTGAATATACCACGCAAGAAGCTGTAAGAAAAATGTATACTGTAACACTAAAAATCTTTGGTGGTGCTTTTGAAATAGATAGAGTTATCGCAGATACTTCTGGTGCAATAGATGAGGTAAAATTTCAATTACAACAGAAAATTATCGCTGCAACTAACTTATTCCACTATACTGTAGTGAATGGCGACTCTGCTGTAGATGCAAATGCCTTTGATGGTTTAAATAAAGCTCTTGTGGGTAGCTCTACTGAATTCAATGTAAATAACTATATTGATTTATCTACATCTAATGCTATAGATACTAACTACAAGCTATTTTTAGATATGCTAGATGAGTTTCTGTCCGAGCTTGATGGTAAACCATCCATGTTGATGGGTAATTCAAAACTGATTGCAAAAATAAAAGCGGTAGCAAGAAGAGCAGGATACCTTACCCAATCAGAAGATGCATTTGGAAGAAAAGTTGATGCTTATGATGGTATACCATTAGTTGATTTAGGATATTATGTAAATGACGTTGGAACTACTGTACCAGTAGTCCCAATCGTAGATACAAGGGCACCAGATGGAGTAAATGTTGTAACAGGGCTTACAGATTTATATGCTGTAAGGTTAGGATTAGACGGTTTTCATGGTGTAACTGTGACAGGAAACAAAATAATAAAGACGTATCTTCCTGATTTCAATCAACCGGGCGCTGTCAAGAAAGGTGAAGTCGAAATGATTGCGGCCGTCGCTTTGAAAGCCACAAGAGCAGCCGGAGTATTAAGAAATATAAAGGTGAAATAATGGCTAAGGTTTTTGCACCTAACAAAGGATACACTGGTGTTGTGGCCGGTGTATCCTTTGTAAATGGCACGGGAGAAACAGAAGATAGATGGCTGCTCATGTGGTTTAAGGAGAATGGCTATAAAGTGGAGGATGATCCTGTATGGCAATCCAAGTCGGAATCAACAGCTATGTCACAATCGACGAAGCCGAGCAATATTTCTCAGAACGACTTTACACAGATGAGTGGGACAACGCAGACACAGCAACGAAAGAAAAAGCACTCTTAACGGCATGTAGAAGGATTGAACGACTGCAATTCAAGGGAATTAAAGCGGACCCAGATACGCAGGTATTGCAGTTTCCAAGAGCTTTGCCAGCGGTAGGGATGCCACTATATCCACGAGAAAGACAATTTAACTTTGATTATACGCTTGCTTATATTGTGCAGGATAAAGTCCCAGAAGAAGTGAAGGCTGCACAATGTGAAGAAGCACTTGCATTGCTCAAGTATGGCAATAGCACAAGGGCAAAGCTGCAGGAACAAAACGTAGTGCAAGTGGACTTCGGAAATGTAAGCGAAGAATACAAAGGACTTGGCAAATTATACAGTAAGGAAGCTTATGAATTGTTAAAGCCTTATATTGCAGGGGCAGTCGCTATTATTTAGATTGCTCTTTTTTATTGGTGGTGATTAAATGATAAAAGATTATTTAAATCAAACTGCAGTATTAAAATCTACAACTGGTTATAACGAATATGGAGAACCGATTGTAAGCACAAAAAATATACCATGTAGGTTTGAAATGAAACGAAGGCTTGTTAGAGATAAACAAGGTAATGAAGTAGTGTCAGAAGCAAGAATGTATTGTATTGAACCGATAGGTCCAGATGATAAAGTTGAATATAAAGGTATAGAATATACAGTTATTGCCGTCAGCGAGATTGTAGACCTTGACGGCAATATTGTTTATTACGAGGTGGCTTTATAATGGCCAAGGGATATATCTTGAAATGGCGAGGAGATGAAGCGATAAAGGTTGCACTTGGTGCAGGAGCGGGAGCACTCCAGAAATGCGCTGCAGATTTGCAAGGGAAAAGCGCCAATCAAGCTCCAATCGATACAGGCGATTTAAGAAGCAACTGTTCTGTTAGCCCGCTCAAGCATGAGGGTGCTGAAGTTTATCATTCTGTTGGGTATGACCTGCCTTATGCAATAGTACAGCATGAGAGGCTGGATTTTAATCATCCAAAGGGAGGCAAGGCAAAATATTTGGAAGACCCATTTAATGAAAATAAGGCACGATACGAAAAATTTATCAAAAATGCTGTTAAACGAGCATTAAAAAATGAGCGGTAAAGGGGAGGGTGATGCCGATGTGCTGCTAGATGATATTGCCTTGTATCTGCAGCAGCAAGGTGTTGGTGTAGTTGGCACGGACATATTCAAGGGGCAGCTGCCAGTAAGTCCGGATAATTGTATCGCATTGTTTGAATACGCAGGTGAACCGCAGGATTTAACAGATGCAAACTTAGAATATCCGGGCTTGCAGGTTTTAGTCAGAAACAAGAGTTATCCTGCGGGCAGGCAAAAGATTGAGCAGACAGTACGGGTTTTACACGGTGTATCAGAACAGGTCATAAACAACGTAAGATATTTACTTATTCAGGCGAAGCAAAGCCCTTTCTTTCTTGAGCGAGATAAAAACGGGAGGGCTATTTTTGTTGTAAATTTTAGAGTGATTAAGGAGGTTGGTTAAATTGGCAATTGTAGGTTATGGCGGTGCTGTTTATGTTAAACCAGCAGGGGCGACGACATCAACGAAAGTATTAGAAATAGCGAAATGGTCATTAAATATAAATGTAGATGAAATAGACGTAACAAATTTTGATAGTAATGGGTGGAAAGAATTTATCAATGGCTTAGGAGAATGGGATGGTAGTTTTGAAGGCAATTTTAATCCAGACGATGTCGGTGGGCAGGTAGCTATTATTAATGCAATACTAAATAAAACTTTAGTTGAAATTGAACTACATGTTAATAACGCAGTGAAATTCAGTGGCAAAGCCAAATTAAGTGCTAATATTGATACTCCTGTAGACGACAAAGTTAGCATTTCTTTTGATTTTAAGGGTAGTGGCAAGCCAAATGTAGAAGGATTAGCTACAGCACCATCTACAGCAGTATAGGGGATTTAATATGGTAAAAGGGAAAATAGGAGCAGTCTACATTTTAAAGGCTGCTCCTGCCTCTTTAGAAAAAGAACCAGATGACATTGACATGACACAAGAAGGCGTAGTTTTTTTGTGGGAGGTAGAGGTCGATAATCAATCTACACTAACTTTTAGTAATGGAATTAGCAATGAAATGCCAGAAGAGCACAACTTTATTACAGGCTGGAGAATAACAGCAGAAGCTTTTTGGGGTAGTGAAACATTTTTTAAAAACAAAGGCAGAATAGCTTTTATAAGACTGTTTATCTCTTCTGGAAGTAAACTAGATTGCATAGAAGGTTATGTAGAAATCCCGACTAATTTAGAGGGAAGTACAAATAAAATTAACAAGGCAGAAATTACTTTCACAGGTTTAGGACCGATTAAAGTAATTAAAGAGGAGGGTAAACATGCGCAATAAAGTTGTATCTTTTGCGGGAAAAGAAATTAGGGTTGAGGAAAAGAGAATAGGGGAATTAGAAAAACTAATTACCGAACTTTTTCCATCTAGCAAGGGCAAGATAGCCAATATTGATTTCAAAGAATTCAGTGATTTAGATTTTGATTTGCTTTATAAAAAATTACCGATAATCTTTCCTGAACTTACAAAAGATGATATAAAAAATGCCTACATGAGCGAAATTGAAGCTTTGTTGGAGGCCTTTATTGACGTAAATTTTTTAGGTCTCAAGAAACTATTGAAACCAATGCTGACATTGGCTCAGACTGGCTTAATGCAGAAACAATAGTTCTCTTGGCTCGTGAATTTGGATGGACAATAGATGAAATGAGGGAATTGCGACCTTCTGAGTTAATTGCGATTTTAAAAGAATTAGAAAGACAGAGATTTTTGCAGGAATATTCAGAAATGCGTAATAAGTGGGCTTTTATTGCTTCCGTTATTACAAATGCCATAGCTACTATAGCAGGAATGTTTAGCAAGAAGAAGCCTAAGTCAGTAGAGCCTGATGATTTTTTAGGAGAAGAATTGAAAAAGAGATTTAAAAAACTAACAGGAGAACAACAGGAAGGAAAGCAATGGGATGAATTAATTGAAGAGGCAAAAGAAAAGGGCCTAAAAGGCCCATGGTGATTAAGCATGTTTATCTACTTTTTGTGGTTTGCGTCCTGCAAAGAATTCCATTACAGCAAGAATTAGAGCGATAACTCCCCAAACAGTCATGTCCTTATATGGAGTTGTTGTACCAACAGCGATGCCAAGAATCCCTGCTATAATAGAAAATACCATAGCCACTTTTGGCAATTTAAATGCAAATGCACCTCCGATTATATACATGAGAGCAACTAAGATACCTACACTTCCTCCTTGTGCTGTTGATTCTTCGTCAAAGACTGAACCGCCTAGATAAGCGACTGATGACTGGAAAAATATGATAACTGCAAATAACAAAGAAATTATACCTGATGCTATTTTCATAAAAATTCTCCTTTCACGTTCATTGATTTAATTTAAATTGCAATTTTGCTTCCTTGCTAAATATATTATTCTGATATTGTAGTATTAAACCTGAATCATTGATTGGTTCTTCAAAAATTAAGGTTCCTTCTACTTCGCCGCCAGGGGCAAGGTCCCCCGATTGCAATGCGGTATCTTGATTTATAGTTGAAAATGCTATGTCGGTTATTTGACCTTTGCTATTTTGCATTTTAAAGTAAAGTGGATTGTAGGATAGTTTGTCTTTACCTGTGTTCTTTATCTTTACAGTAACAATTACGAACTCCATACCGCTTTTAGGTTTATCAAATTCAGTACCTTTTGATTTTTCAACTTTTAATACTGTTATTTCTGTTCCATTAATTGCAGCAGTTTCTCCTACTTGGTAAAATTCTTTAACTTGTTCTTTTTGAGTGTTACTTGAATTGGTGTTAGTAGTTGAACTTGGGCCTCCACAACCTGCTAACAAAAATAAAAGTACTAACAGCGTGGAGATTAAAAAAACAATCTTACTTTTTTGGAACATGTTTTATACCTCCCCTGTTTTTGTATACTAATAATTTCTACAAAATCATCAAAATTCCTTCTTTTTTCTTTTAAAAGGTGGTGAAAAAATGACTATAGGAGAATTGATAGTAAGGCTTGGTGCTGACTTTTCCCAGTTTAATAAAGACTTGGCTCAAGCTGAAAAGCAGGCCAAGGCTGCTGGGCTTAGGATTGGCGATATATTTAAAAATGCGCTCTCCTTTACTCTGGGCATGGGTTTATTCGAAGCTATACGCCGAGGCTTTCAGACCGTAGTAGGTGAAGCAGTAAACTTCAATGCCATGATGGAGCAGGCTCAGATTGGCTTTACTACTATGCTAGGTAGCGCGGAGAAGGCTCAGGCTTTCTTGGACGAAATGGCTGCTTTTGCCGCTAGGACACCGTTTGAGTACCCCGAACTGCTGGATGCGGCCAAGCGCATGATGGCCATGGGCTTTGCTGCCGAAGAGGTCTTGCCAACTTTGCGAGCTGTCGGCGATGCCGCTGCGGGCTTAGGCCTGGGCAAAGAAGGTATTGACCGGATTACTCTTGCCCTGGGCCAGATGAGGGCGAAATCGAAGGTGAGCGGCGAGGAGATGCGCCAGTTGACCGAGGCAGGGATACCGGCCTGGGAGATACTGGCCGAGGCGATGGGCAAATCCACCGCCGAGGTCATGAAACTTTCCGAAAAAGGTCTTATCCCGGCGAATCAAGCTATACAGATACTAGTTGAAGGCATGGAGAAACGCTTTCCGAATATGATGCAGAATATGGAGAACACATGGGAAGGCGTAACTTCAACTATTCGAGATGTTTGGCGAATGACAATAGGGGCGTTGACTTCTAATTTGTTCAAAGGATTAGTTCGCTGGCTGCAAGGAGTAAGGGAATGGGCAACGGAGTTTTATAACACCTTCCGTCAGTTTGGCTTGAATGCAGCCTTGACTAAAATGTTTGGTGCTGAATTTGCTGGGGTAATATCGACAATAACGTCGATATTGCGAGGCTTTTGGAACACTGCAAGGGCAGTAGCGCAGAGTATAGCAAGAAACTGGGCGATAATAAGGCCGATAGTGCTAGGAGCAGCGACGGCCTTTTTATCGTTTAAATTAGCAACATTGATTATAACACTTGCTCAAAAAGCCGTTAGTGGTCTTGCTTTTGTAATGGCAGTGTTACGTGGGGAAGCAGTCGCAACATCCGGCATACTTAATTTCGTTGCAAGGGCAGTACAAATATACCGCCTTCAGCTACATCTTGCATCTATGGCGGGGATAACTCACGTTGGAGTATTACAGACAATACGAACAGCGTTATATTCGGTATGGGCGGCGTTAGGGCCATTGGGTTGGGCTATAATAGGAGTATCAGCAGCACTTACCGCAGGAATAGGTTTATGGATGAAATATGTATCAAGTGTAGAAAAAGCAAATTTAGAAAAAGTAATGGAAGCACAGAATAAACAGTTTGCTGATAGCGCTGAATATACAAAAACAGCCGCAGATAATATGGGGGATTTGTCAGATAAGACTAAAAAGGCAAGCAAAGCGGCACATGATAACCTACAGTCATTTGACGAAATACATTCTGTTATGGAAGATATAAGCAGCACTGAACCACAAATGCCGGAATTAGGTGAAATTGGTGGTTTAGGGAATTTAGGCGATTTAGCAAAAATGCCTGGCATTGATTTAAGCGCAATAGAACAAGTAAAGCCTACACTTGCTGGCTTTTGGGACTGGATTAAGCAAGGTTTTGCGAATGCATGGGATTGGATTAAACAAAAAACAGGTACCACATGGGATTGGATTAAAGAGAAAACAGGTACTGTATGGGATTGGATTAAAGAAAAAGTGGGGAATACTTGGGATTGGTTAAGAACGAATGTAGGACCATATCTAGCGCCTGTAGGGCAGTTAATAGGCACGATATGGGGGAATGCGAAAACTTTAACTGTTGATATATTGAAAGCTCTAAAAGATTTTGTAGTAGGTACTTTCAGAAACATTTTTACATTTTCAGTTGAAACGACTAAGGCAACTGTAGATTTTGTAGTAAATTTATGGAGTAATCTATTACAATTTGCAAAAAATATTTTCTTGAATATATACAATTTTGTCTCAGGAACATGGCAGAATATAAAACAATTTACGATAAACATATGGAAGAGTATATCTGACTTTGTCATTGGCACATGGCAAAACATAAAAACATTTGCAGGGAATATATGGACAAATATAAGCGATTTAATCAAAGGCAAAATTGATTTAAGAACTTTTGTTATAAGTGTATGGGGAGCGATAAAAGATTTTCTTTTCAACCAGTGGAATTTAATTAAAGACTTCGGATTTAATATTTGGACAGCGGTTAACGATTTTATAAGAAATCAGTGGACATTAACAAAGCAGTTTAGTTCACAATTATGGAATGACATTAAAACTTTCTTAATTAATAACTGGACATCTATAAAAGATTTTGCTTCTTCTGTATGGAGCACTACTAAGGATTTTATTATTAATCAATGGACGATAACAAAGGAGTTTACAATGCAGATATGGGGAGCAATCAAGAATTACGTCATTAATAATTGGACTGCTATTAAAAACTTTGGTGCTTCTGCTTTTTCTGGTTTAAGAAATACTTTAGTTAACATAACAACAGGTCTTCAGACAACTTTGATAAATATCTTTGAATCAATTAAAAATAGGTTATTGCAGGTGTTCTCTAGTATTCAAAACGTAGGTAGTCAAGCTTTTAATGGGTTACTGTATTCAATAAAAAGCGTAGTAAACAGTATTTTAAAAGCTTTGAATTGGATGATTGGGCAATTAAACAGAATACATTTTAGCATACCAAGTTGGGTACCTGTATTAGGCGGGAAATCATGGGGATTTAACATACCATACATTTCTCTTCTCCCTATGGCTGCTGGAGGAGTTGTTACAAAGCCTACACCTGCACTAATTGGCGAAGCCGGGCCAGAAGCAGTTATACCATTAAGCACATCAAGTCCATTTGTTAGGGCTATATATGATGCTGTATATAATGCAATTGGAACAGCATTATCAGAAGCAATTGTACAGAGTAGTAGAAATGATGAAAAAGTGATTGTACTTGAAATCAATGGACGTGAATTAGCAAGAGCCACAATTGAAGATTTTGCAACAGTAGCAAAAAGGCTGGGGATTAAATTTGGATAGAGGGGGGCAAAGTTTATGGGGTATGATATTTACGTAAACGGGCAGAAACTACCAGCCCCATCTGATATTGAGTTTTTAGATGCAGACATATTGAAGGAAGCTGGTAGAAGCCCGGAAACAGGTGATTTATTTGCAAAATGGATAAATTCAAAAATAAGAATAGATGTTACATGGAAGGCTATCACTGAAGATAAATTAGCACAGATAAAAAATATTCTCGACGCTAATAAAAGAACAACAGGTAGCCCGTTTTTTAGGCTGCAGTTTGAATATGCAGGAAGGCAGTATGATATTACTGCTTATCGTGGAGATATCAAAACAGGATTATATTTTATCAAGGATGGGCAAAAAATTTACAGAGATGTTTCAATACCTTTTATAGAGCGGTGATTAAAATGGTGAAAATATATTTATTAGATGGCACTATAATTGAAACAGAAGATTTGCAGCTAAAATTCCATGAAAAACTTGCTCATGAAATAATAAGCAATATAGGAACAATCGCCGTTTTAGAGGTTGAGATTGAAATACCAAACCTAAATGGAGAATGGTCTTTAGAAAATGTAAACAGCCCATACTATGGGCGTATTGGGACCGGATGCATTATAGAGGTTGAGGGGATGGAATTTATCATTACTGAATGGGATGCACCAATTTCATCATCAAATGCAAGAATAAGAGGAATTGACAAAGCCTCTATGGCCTTAGAACAGAAAGCACCATTTATTAGGCTGAAAAGAAATATAAAAGGGCAGGATGCAGTAAAGTTATTTTGGGAAGCTTTAGGATTTGAAACTGTATTTTATACAGTAAGAAACGAAAAATTTCCTCTTTTTTGGATAACATCAAAAGCAGATGAAGCATGGGATAATATAGCAAAATCACTACTCATCTTTGCAAAATATGAGGGGGGTAATCAAATCGGTATATATGATATAGGGTTTGGTAGAAATAGAGAAAATCCTCTAATTATTGATACTTTTGAAAATGCACCGGAGCTATTCCCTACCCAAAAAATTACAACAGAAGCAGGTATAAAGTTTGTTACAGATATTAGGTTAGGAGAACAAAAAGAACTTGCAAAAACAACAATAGAATTAGCGCCAAAGACAGTGCAGGTGGTAGAGGTGACTTTTGAGCCTGCGCTGTTTTTGTATGCAAACAGCACAAATGCAAAATGCAGAGTTTTAGATGTATCAACAAGCAAAGTAGAAATAGAAGTAATAAATGAAACTGTAGATGTAATCACGTCGGAAGTAAAAGTCTTTGGTAAACCTGTTGTTATGACATTTGGCACAACAAAAGCAGGCAGCAACCTATTAGAAATGTTATATATTTTTTCAAGGGAATCTGCAGAACTGATAAACAACAGAATAAGGTCTTTTTCGTCAGTATACAACAATGTATATGAGTTTAGTATTTTAACAAACCAAAAACCTTCTGTAGGCGACGTAGTATACTTACGAAGTCGCTATTTAGATGAGATAGCAATAATTTCATCCGTAGATATAGAAAAAGCAGGGAATGGTTTTATTGCTAGAGGGAAGGCAATAAAACCTGTTGCAATCAGAAGTACAGCATTCATTTTGCCATTTTTCTCTATTGAATTTGAAACGGAGGTGATGTAATGCCTAAACTACTTAGAGATGATGCTAATTATCCCATCCCACAATTGGTTAAGGCGGATGGGAATTTTGTACCAGCGAGAGGAAGCAATGAAGGGGCTATGCTGGTTACTGGAGATAAAGCAAAAGGTGAAGCGGATGATACTAATCCTGTTAAAATAGGCGGTAAAGCTGTTAATCCTTCGAATATGCCTACGGGAGTTAATGCAGGAACAAGAGTAGAAGCAAGTTTTGACCCGCAAGGTAGGCTAATTGTTAGAACAGACATAGCCCCGCCATTACCGACTGGGGCAGCTACATCTGATAAACAGGATACTATAAATACTTCAATAAATAATGTGAATTCAAATATAACAGACTTAAAAGGCAAAGTTGCAACAGAAGCGACGTTAAACGGCGTTAAAACGGCTTTAAACGACATTAAAGGTATAGTAGCTACAGAAGTAACCTTAGGGGATATAAAAACGCTTATAAACAGTCAGAATAACTATTTTAGTCAGATAAGAATAAATAATCCTCTTGTTACAGGCAAAAAACTAATAGGAACAAGTGCAGTGGAGCTCTTTGCAAAAGATACAGCAGTACAAAATAGGTTTAAGATGATTATTTATAATGAGTCCGAAACAGATATTGTATATATAGGCGGTGAACTTATTACTGCGGATGATGGTTTTCCTATATTGCCAAAACAAAAAATAGAACTAGATTTTAATCCTAATGTATATACTCCCGTTTACGCTATTGCCGACGTTGCTGATGTACCAGTGCGCATTATTGAAATGTCTTAAAAGGTTGTGATTGTATGAAATGGACAGATGATATAATAAAAACTTTAAATCCGGAGCTATGGGAATATACCAATGCAAGATACAATTATGCTGATAATAGCTTAGAGCTGGGGGTAAATGGCGCTGTAAAAATGAAAATAGATGTTTATAGCTGGCTTTTGGGTGCAGAAGCAATAAAAATCTCTATTAATGCAGATAATGATGTTTACGTTGATTTAGATATGCCTTTTGATGGTGGAAGAGAATATTTGCAGATGTTTGTAGATAAAGAAACGAAAAATGAAGAAGCGATATTTTACACAAATGAGAGGACAGCTAAATTTTTCTACTTATCTATTTTTGCAAAGGATGGCGCTAAGGTTTTTTTGTCTCTAGAACATTCACTTCTAGGCAAAGAAGCACAAGAAATAATGGAAAAAGAGCTACTTGTACTCTTTTTTGCAGAGAATACACAAGAACTAACGATAGGGACAACTTCAACATTAATTCTTACACATGTCTTGGAAAATACGAGAGATACCGCGGCAGTAGTGCATATCACAATAACCGGTACATCATCAGCAGCGCAAGTTTTAACAGTTTATTTGAATGTGGATAACACACAAATAAAACCTATTCTTGCCAGAAACATCGCAAATGCTAATGAACAGGTAACTTTAAGTGGAGACTTATTAGTTTTATTAAAAGCAGGGGTGCATACCCTCAATCTCATGGCAAGTGTATCAACAGGGACTTTTAAAGTAGGGATTGGGAATGCTGTACTTATTGGACAGGGAAGATTTATACAGAGCAGTGGTTTAGGGGCATCTCCGTATGTAACTATTTCACAGAAAGTGGATAAAATTTTAATAACCTCAAGTGCAACTGCTATATTTCCATCTAATATTACTAAAAGTGTAGAGTGTTTTATCGAACAACATATAGACACACAAGTGAACATAATCTTGAAGGAGGTGTAAACATTGTTAATAGCATCGACACTAAAAGATTATTCAAAGAATATTGAAGTGGTAAAATTTAAAGAAAAGGATTCAAAAATAAGAGGTATTGTTAAGGTTAATTTATTCGATAAAGACAGCGGCAAAAAAATACTGGAAGCTAAAACAGAAAATATAATAACGGCATTAGGATATGAGTATTTCAGATGGGCAATACAGGATGGAATAATACGAAACTCTTCATTTACAAAACCTACATTTAACAACCCATTTAATATGATTGCATTATATTCAGCAAATGAACCAGAAAAAGATGAACCATATCCAAATGAAGGTAACTTAGTTGGATATTCTAATTTATATACTTATTCAGGCACTGATACATTAAGAGGAACTATAAATTTATCAGAATCAAATATAAATTATAATAAATATTTAAGAATACATCTTGTATTTGACTGGCCTACACATGCTGCGAATGGAACATTCCAAACAATTATATGGGCATATTCATATCTATTACAATTTAAGTATAGCAGCTTTGCAAGCCCAGACAGTTCCCCACGGGGTCTAGCATGGGATGGAACGAATTTGTGGCTTGCAGGAGATAGCACAAATAAAATTTACAAACTGAATCCATCAACAGGTGAAGTTATAAGCAGCTTTGCAAGCCCAGACAGTTTACCAC